ATCATGACTTTGAGCGTATGTTTTATGTGGGAGAAGTTTTAGATGCTATGTATCATAACAATAAAAATGTTACTGTAGACAATAGTTTAGATGTCCGTAAATATTATGAGTATGGGACTAATATGATTATGTTTACACACGGTGATAAAGAAAAAACTCAAGAGTTACCTTTATTAATTGCTACAGAACAACCAGAAATGTGGAGTAGGTGTAAAGTTAGGGAAGTACATTGTGGGCATAAGCACAAAGAAATGCTTAATGAATACATGGGTACTAAAGTTAGGTTTATACCTTCTATATGTGGGAACGATGCTTGGCATAAAACTCAAGGATACGTTGGTACATTAAGATGTGGTCAAGGATTTATCTGGAATAAGAATAGAGGACTGGAAGGGTACCTCCAAACTAATGTCATGAACTATGGTGTGGAAGCGTAGAGCAAAAAGTCCTGGGAGATCTAAAGTAAAGAACGCTAAGAAATCTACTTATGATGGTAAAAACTTTCAGTCTAATCTAGAATTATATTGTTATAAAGAATTAGAAAAAGCTGAAATATTGGTAGAATATGAAGAACACACATTTACTATATTTGATGCTTTAGTGTATCCTCAAGCATGTTATGAAGGAACAGCTAAAAAGTTATATAACAAAGGAAGTAAGATCAGGCCTATAACTTATACACCAGACTTTGTAGATCCTAATGGTAAATGGATAATAGAAACTAAAGGTTATGCAAACGAGTCTTTCCCATTAAGATGGAAGCTATTTAAAAAGCACCTTAAAGAAAACAACAAGCAATACGTACTATTTATGCCTAGGAATAAAAAACAGGTAGATGAAGTAGTTGAGCTTATCACACAATTATAAGATAGGGCTAGGCGGTTACCCCTAGACGGGCATTGTACAATACTACATTTAAACTCTGTGAGTACATGTAAGTCCGCCCCTTTCTTTTTACATTATAAAGAGTCCTTAACAGGGCTCTTTTTTATTAATCAATTAAACACTTAAACTATGTCAAACTTAGTAAGCCCGTGCTGTGGGGTAAATTACACAGATAATTCTGACGGCCCTAGCTACTGTTGCGGTGCACCTATTATGAATGAAAGATGCTCAAATAAAGACTGTCTAGAATATGCAGAACCAGAAGAAGGATTTGTATGTGATGCATGTGAAGACTTCTTTGAAGAACCTGAGCTAGATTATGAGTATGCAGATAGAATGCATGATTCTTTTTTAGAAGATCGTATGGATGAAGAAAAGTTAGGACTATGATAAAAAAGATCACTAGAAAGTCTATGCTTATTAGGCCTTCAGGTAGATCTACAGATTTTATTAGCCCAAGCTTTGGTTATGGCTGTTTATATAACTGTTCTTATTGTTACATGAAAAGACACAAAGATAATGGGCTTGATGTAGCAACTAACACAGGAGATATACTAACAGCTGTAAACAATCATGCTTTCTTTACACCTGTAGATAAACCTAATCAGACACATCCTGAGCTTACAACATACGATATTAGTTGTAACGAGGATTTTGCATTACATGCTAAGCACCATGAATGGGAAAAGATATTTGAATTTTTCAGAGATCATCCTATTGCAATGGGCAGTTTTGCAACAAAATATGTAAATGATAAACTTCTTTCATTTAACCCAGAAGGTAAGATTCGTATTAGATTCAGTCTTATGCCTCAACATAAATCAGATTTACACGAGCCTAATACATCTAAAATACTAGATAGATTAAAAGCTATTGATAGATTTGTTGACGCTGGTTACGATGTGCATGTTAATTACAGCCCTATTATAGTATATGATGGATGGCTAGAAGATTATAAAGATTTATTTAATCTAGTAAATACACATGTAAAGAATAAAGATATAGTATTATCAGAATGTATTTTTCTTACACATAACTTGAAGAAACACACAGTTAACTTAGGGAAACACCCTGAAACAGAAGTAGACTTGTGGGTTTTAAACAAGCAAGAAGTTAAACGCTCTCAGTATGGAGGAGAAAATATACGATACAAACTTGGTATGAAAGCTGAGTATATACGAGAATTTAAACAATTACATCAATCAATTATACCTTGGAACACTATAAGGTATATATTTTAAAACAATTAAACATGAAAAAAATACTAGACGACTTTGTAAGCGTTTTACTGTTAGAGATAGAGAAAAAAAATTCTTGGGGTAAAAATGAACTTAAGAATTTAATAACTGAGACTTTACTACAAGTCGTAATGAAAACATTAAAATGAGAACAATACAAGATCAACTCTCTAGAATATCAAAAACATTGATATTTTCAGAGCCTTTCTACGGTATCTTTCTTATTGGACTACAAAAAGAGTTCACTAAGAGTTGCGCTACCGCAGGTGTAGGAAAACACGGCATTGGAATGAGGTTAGTAATCAACCCAGACTTCTTTGGAGGTCTAAGTGAGTTACATCAACATGGTTTGCTAAAACATGAGCTATTACATATAGCTTTTGGACATATTATACTAGCAGACAGATACCCTAACAAAAAGCTTTTTAATATTGCGGCGGATATAGAAATCAACCAATATATTAGTGAGTTAATGTTACCAGAAGGAGGATTAACGCTAAACTCTTTCCCGGGTAGTGGTATACATAAACATCCAAGAGCAGGTACTAAAGTATATTATGATATACTTAATGATACTTGTGACGGTGAAGGTAACAGTAGTAATGAGGCCCTTCAGAAAATTCTAGACCAAATGGATGGTGAAAGTCAATATTGCCACAAAAGCTGGGATGAGATTGCAGATCTCCCTGAAGCAGAGAAGAAGCTTGTACAAAAGCAATACGAGCATCAGATGAAAGAAACGGCTAAAGAGATACAGAAAAAATGCGGGACAATACCTGGAGAGCTTGCAGAGATAATTGAGAAATTATTTCATATAGAGCCTCCTAAGTTCAATTGGAAAGCTTTTCTTAAACGCTATGTTAACAACGCATCTAAAGTGTATACTAAAAAGCTTAGGAGAAAGAATAACAAACGTTATGCTGGTAACCCGGGTCTTAAAATCAAGCACAGGAATCACGTGCTGGTAGGCGTTGACACTTCAGGATCTGTTAGCAGTGAAGAGCTGGTAGAATTTATGCATGAGTTAGCACATATGCATAGAACCGGCAATCAAATTACAGTAGCACAGTTTGACACAGAACTTACAGATGTATCAGCATTTGATCCTAAGAAGAATTGGGAAATCAAAGGTAGAGGAGGCACATGCTTTCAACCAGTCGTAGATCATTATAATGACCCTAAAAATAAGTATTCAGGGTTTATATGTCTCACTGATGGAGAAGCGCCTAATCCTGAGAATTGCCCAAACAATGCTTTATGGGTACATAGCAGCGTAAGCAGACAGATAAACGAAGAGCTGACTGGTATGAAAATTCAATTAAATTAAATCAATTAAATCAATTAAACACAAAAATTATGAACGAAGTAAATTTAAACATCGATGAACTACAAGATTTTGTAGGTCACATTATTAGTAACAACCGTCATTTACAGGCTGGCGGAAAGAAGCCTGTAGCAATAGAAGTAGTAGGTGAGTCAGGTATTGGTAAAACTACTAGTATTATGGACATGACAGCTAAACACGGTCTAGACTTTGTAAAGCTTAACCTAGCTCAGATAGAAGAATTAGGTGACTTAGTAGGTTTTCCTATTAAGCAATTCCAAATGTGGACTGAGAAAGAGGGTAAGAAAATAGGTAAGTGGGTAGATGAAGTAGCTGTTAATGATCACTCTAAACTAGGATTTCAAACTACAGGTAAGAGTAGAATGTCTTATTCAGCTCCTGAATGGATTGCGGATAAGAAGGCCGGTGGTGTATTGTTATTAGATGACTGGAATCGTGCAGATACTAGATTTATACAAGCTTGTATGGAATTAGTAGATAGACAAACTTATATCTCATGGACATTACCAAAAGACTGGCATATTATACTAACTGCTAATCCTGACAACGGTGATTACATGGTTAATTCTGTAGATTCAGCTCAGAAGACTCGTTATATTACAGCTAATCTTAAGTTTGATATAGATGTATGGGCTCGATGGGCGGAAGAGAATGAGATAGACACTAGATGTATTAACTTCTTGTTGATGCATCCTGAGTTAGTAACTCAAGAAACTAATGCAAGATCTATATCAACATTCTTTAATAGTATTTCAAGTATTAAGAAGTTTGAGGACCAATTGCCACTAATCCAAATGATTGGTGAGGGTTCTGTAGGCAACGAGTTTGCTTCTATGTTTACGACGTTTATTAATAACAAGCTTGATAAACTAGTTACACCAAAGGAGATAGTACACGGTGATGAAAAGGTTGTATTACCGGCTTTAAGAGAGTGTATAGGTTCTGGTGATAGTTATAGAGCGGACATAGCAAGCCTTTTAGCTACCCGTATAGCTAATTTCTCTGTCGCTTTCTCTAAAACAGACACCGTAAATCCAAAAATGCAACAAAGACTGATTAAGCTGTGCACTTCTAGCTATTTTACTGACGATTTAAAGTACTTGGTAGTTAGGACTATATTTAATGGAAATAAATCTAAGTTTAACCAAATGATGATGAATCCAGCTATCATTAAAATGACAATTAAATAAT